TTACAGTTTCCCGTGGTCAAGCTGGTAGCGCAAGGCAGCAAAGTAACGGCTTTCCCGCTGCAACAATCGCCAGCGTCTTTCCTCAAAGTTGCACCAGTGCATCCCGTCAGGCTTCGGGAACAAATGCAGGGCAATAAAAAGATTATTAATGTCCGGCGTATTCTCGCCCCATATGGCGTAACGCTCAGAACGTATACGCCGTAATTCCCGCTTTCGTGGGCTTTCGCTCTGGCTCTGATAGTGCAGGTTCAGACACTGGCGGCAGGCAATCGCGCTGCGTGTCCAGTACAACCGGGCACAGCGCCGGGAGCAGTAAGGGCAGACATACCACCAGCGCAGACCGTTAAATGCCGTGTGGGAACTCTCAAGGCGTATGACCTGCTGCCCGTTTAGCAGCCGCACACGAAAGCTGGATTCGTCCCCGACAGGATAAAAACGGGTGATTTCCACACGCAGTCCCCGACGGCTGGTGGAATACACACCCCGGCCCAATGGCAGGGCCAGTAACGCTTTTAACATCGCGCCAGCCAGTGCCGGATATTCATGCGTGTAATGACGGGTTACAGGCTTTCCCCACAGGCTCATCAGTGACACTCCCGAAAATTTTGCAATACGAAATTATATGGGAATTTTAGTTTGTTTCTGCATATTCGCTTTACAGGTCAGGTATTCAGGCCAGACGTGGCGCGGCTTGCGGGGCATTGTGTAAAGTGCGCAAAACATGCATTATTACGCACATCCTATTTATTCATATTAAACAATTAATTAGAGTGAAAACTGTAAGGTATCGGTTTCGTTTTGCGCAAAATGGCGTTAAATTGCACCTCCGCTTGACACTTTTTGCGCATTTTCGCCAGAAACCTTAACAAACCTCAGCACCGGCAGGTTTACACCTGACACTTGTCAGCGCGGCAAAAGGGCTTTTCGCACGGAGTCTTATTCTTCGGCGCGTTCTTCATAGATAGCTTTTGCATCCAGAATGAAAGGTTCAGCCAGTGCTGCCAGCCCGGCCTTTGTCGCGTCCGGCAGGCTGTCTATTCGTTTCGATACCACCAGCCAGCGGAAAAACGTCAGGGTTTCCAGTTCAAACAATGGCGAGTCAAAGTGACAGGCGATGCAGTCCTGCTCCGGGTCGTAAAACTCAAGCCCGGTAATGTGGTCTTCATCTCCTTCGGCCTCAATAACGCGCAACTCCAGCCCCAGCGTTTCAGCCGCATCAGCTATGCGCGTCTGTAGCTCTTCATAAGTTGCCGCTGGTGGATAAATATCATCAAAGGCCAGCACCATTGCCGCCGCCTCGTCAGCGGTAGCCATAAAAGACTGGTGCGGTGCATCCTCTGTGAGGTTGCGACCTGCTGCATTTGCCCTCGGGGAAATATTCACTTTCCTGTCCAGGTCAGCCTCGCTGTAAGTTCCGGCCTGCTGTCCCTTTCGTCGCTGTTCTGTCGTGTTCACATCAATCTTACCGCCCACCAGCACCAGTTCGCCTCTGGCTATCTGGTCATAGACGGTCTGACGGCTAACGCCTTTGTGCCGGGCGTAAGCGGCTTTGGTCATTAACATCTGTTTATCCTGATTGACGTTCTGCATAATTGTCGAAAGAAATCCCCCTTGCCTGACCGCAGTATAACTGCCATCAGAACAATCCACCCACACAATGATTTTTCTGCTCTTTCCTCCCATCGCGCACGCATAGCCCAGTTAAAGAAACCGTAAAGTTTCTGTTGTAAGTATTCTGCCCTCCCTGCAAGCCTCTGATGTTATGGAATTAAGCTAAATCCCCTATGTTATACCAATGCAAGTAACTTCTTGCTCGCTCATTCGAAACCCAGAATGATTTCAATCACATGTAAATGTTCACGATTCTGACGTTATTTCGACTTGATGATCGCTTTGTTAAAATGTCAATGCCATCATGAAGTAACCTTCATTTTTTAAACAAAAAATATTATATGATTACAGCATATATATTCGTGGTATAGTTGCTAATGGTTTTTATTATATTGAGGTGTGATTTGTGACGATGACCTTTTATTTAAAAGATTTTTTCAAAGGAGCTTATCTAGCTAGTATTTTGTTTTATATTTCAAGCAAGTCGAATGAAGGTATATAGTCCACATCACTAAATGCGGTTTTAATCTTAAGCTGTTTCCTGTTTCCTGTTTCCTGTTTCCTGTTTCCTGTTTCCTGTTTCCTGTTTCCTTTTTCAAAAAAATGATTGAAATATTAGCGCTAATGGTTACAACACCGAAAACTTGGACTACTGGACTACTGGACTACTGGACTACTGGACTACTGGACTACTGGACTACTGGACTACTGGACTACTGGACTACTGGACTACTGGACTACTGGACTACTGGACTACTGGACTACTGGACTACTGGACTACTGGGCTATTCAGATAAACCGTAGCGAAAAATGGAGTTTATGCTTTGTATCACTTGCTTTGCTTGGTTGTGGCTATTCCAATGGCAATTATATATCTTGCTTACCATGTCATGGTGATGCGGCGTCAGCGATAGATTTTTATCATAAATTGGCCTTGTTAATAATGATTTTTTTCATCTTCTGAAGCAGAATTGAATACAATTAAAATGGCTGAATGATAAGCATAACAGCAAGTTATTTTCATGCATCGGTTCGTGACAATTTGACAATTAATATGGTATCCTACAATTAATCTATTAATGCGAGGTGGCAAGATGACTTTAAGATATTATTTGAGTAGGTTTTTTTGGGGGTTCTTTTTTGTAACGGCATCATTTTTTAGTGTTTATAGCTCGAAGGGTGAAGTCGATATTACTATGTGGTCAATAGCATTAGTGATAAGTTGTTTTCTCTATCCTTATTCAATTAAAATGGTTAGCGTGCTAATGTTGATGATTACAACACCTGAGTTCTGGAAGAAGGGACTCTTTAGAGAAACTGCGGGGAAAAGTGGTTTATACGCGATATTTTATCTATTTTGCTTTACTGTCGCTATGCCTATGGCTATTGTATATTTTGTGTTTTTCTTATGTGGGAAGTCGGTCAAATAATGAAAATGACCGACCTCGAACACTAGAGACTCAAAAGGTTATTAACTCTCCCCATAAGCTTATCGTCAACCATAGCACTAACGATTGCAATTACAAGAGCAAATCCAACTATTCCTAATGGCGCCCCTAATATCATTGAAAATGCCCATGCAGTTAAAGCTGTAGCTCCTGCACCAGCCAAAAGCGTTTCAATTTTAACAAAAAAAGGCCGCCACTGTTCCGTCTCAATAGCTTTTTGCAGCTCAATTCTTAAATCATTGGCATCAATTAATATTCCCGTAACGAAGAAAGACTTGCTAAACTTAGCCATGTTTTTTGCCATCTCTTCCTTGCTCAGAGATTCAAGAGCATTTGCTATTGCGGTCCTGTCTTTAACACCATATTTCTGATTAACGGCATCACCAAATTTGTTGAACGCATCAAGCGCTTCCTGGGCATTTCTGAGTTGCTTACCTTTAGAGGCATCGGCAAGATCACTCGCGATTGCTTTCGCATTTTCACCAAAACGTTCAAATGTTTCCTTATAAAAATTGGCTGTAAACTTAACTGCATTCTTCAGGGAGTCCTCTTCATCTTCCTGAATCCTGATAGTCTCTTGCCGTTTACGATCTTCTGCTTCTTTCGCTTTCTGAGCTTCATTTAAGTCATCAGCTTTTTGAGTTGCTTCAGCGAGTTTTTTGTCATAATCACTCTTAGATAACGCCGCAGCTTTCTTTTCCGCTTCAGATGGCCCTACCGGAACAAAAACATTCACCGAATCGTCACCGGAACCTGTACCACGTCTGCTCCAATTTCCGGTCTGACCGTTATTGACAGTGGAGTTATCACTGTTTGAAAGAGCATGTCCTGTACGAATCTCTCCAACAACACCACCGTCATAACTTATCACACCACCGACGAGGCCTATTTGTTTGCCCTGCTCTCTATTTATCCCTAATACCGCGACTTGCATGTTCCCTTGCGCGTCCAGATCCATCTGAGTAAAAGTTGCCTCAGGATTGAACGCTCTTGCAGCCTCAATTATTTCGAGCGTTTTTTTTCGAAATTGTGGATCGTTCTGAACATCGGACATTTGCTTTTGCGCAGCATACGCACCACCACCATCTCCTCCCGAGTTACCGCTATTATCATGATCCCCGGAATGTCCATTATCCCCACCGCCTGGCTCACTACCATCATCCTTAGTTTCTGAGCTCCAGCCTGTATCATCGCCAAACCCACCGTTATCAAAACCACCCATTATTATCTCCCATTTTGGACTGATTTTTTCAGGACCATCACCATTGACACTGTGATGGCCAAATAGTCAAAGCCTTGCCCTGCAATCAGGAGGCATTAAAGACCGCAATCATCGCCCGGGCGTGAATGGCTGAACCTGTTGCGTTGGGATGCAGGTTGTCGCCAGTGTATGTGCTGAGATTGTAGGCGTTGATACCGCTGGTTTTAAGCAGGTCGCATACTGGCGTTGCAAACAACGCACAGACATCTTTAATCGCCTGGGCATAGTCTTCCAAGTGATGACCCGCACCGTTTGCTGCCGGATAGGTATAAGCCTGACCACCGGTTGCTCCGCGCATCAGAGGGGTGCTGAATACAACCCGTACAGTAGGTTTTAATGTATATATTTTATTGAGCACATAAAAAACATCATAATAAAAGGATTTAGCCGCGCTCTCATTGTAATCGGGCCGGGCATCCGCCAGATTTCCAAGTGGGCGATTTCCGCCATAGTCGTTAGTTCCACCAAAGACTGAAATAAAATCAGCCTCATCAATATTGCCACCAGTAAGTGAATCAGCCATTGTGCGGACTCCCTGACCCGGTACGCTATAGTTAGCTAACTGCTTCATGCCTGTCCCGGCCAGAATATAAGGCTGGTACAGTTTGTTATAAGTCATACTGTCACCGAGCCAAATGACTTTTTTATTTTGCCAGGGCAGTGACTCCATTGAACCGCCAAAAGGCTGATAACCTGCCGGAATACTGTCTCCCTGCGTAACCATCAGGGATGCGGCTCTGGATACAGGACTTCCCTGAAACTGTACATACCAGGCATTATCCGGAACCTTGATTGGTTTGCTTCCGAAACCGCTGAATGCATTTGAACCTGAAAGAAAGCGTCCGGTTACGTCATACCAGCACAGGGAATTTGTCCCGTAACTTGACACAAAATAATCGCCCGGCGTCACTGGTAATAACCCCGTGATGAAGAAGTTTGCAATTTTTGAGATTGCCCCGTTAACGTATGAAATCGAGTACCCTTCGCGAGAGCGACTATTGTCAAAAATATTACGTCCTGATGGCTGGGTCTGCTCCACCGCTTTTCGTGCATTGATTATTGATGTTTCATACAAATCCTGACTGGTGGGATAGCCAAACGGGATGTAGGACGATGGCAGTGATTCACCAGCGATAACCATCAGGGTATCGGCATTCAAAAGCGGTGACTGTTGGAAGCGAAAATATACGGCTCCTTCAGGAACAAGGAACGGGGTGTTACTGACGATTTTACTGAGCGCCATTTTTTCGTAATCAGCATTGTAAAACACAGTCACAGACGAGGCTTTATTTGCAACATACAGCGTTCGGGGTAAAACAGGGATATAGTCTGACACAAAATAACTGCCATTTGGCGTTAAAGAGCCATCGGTAGACAATGCATAACCCTTGATAATTCGCGACTGGTCAAAAAGATTAACACCGACAGGCTGCATATGCTTCAGAGTACTCATTACCTGGTAATGTGTTCTGTTATCCTGCGACGCGGTATCACGGGCACCGAAACTGATAAATGCAGAAGGTGATTCATTTCCTCTGAGAAGCATCTGAGAATACTTTCCAGTACTTATCGTCTGTGAAAACATCAAGGAAAATGTTTTCGCTGGGGTAGTAAATGGCGTGTCGCCCTTGACACCTGGCAAGTAGGAAATGAAGCTGCCATTAAAATCATAGAATGCCAGTTGCCCCACAGCTTTGCCAAAGACATAGGTTGTTTCCGGTAATACGGGTATTTGTGCACTACAAAAAAAAGATGCATTCGCACCTGTTGCCCCGACGGTATCGATATACAGCCCGTCGCGGGTATTGTCCGGGTCAAATAGGTTAATTTGTTGTGTGCTTCGCCCTGCCTGCGCCCAAAGATTCTGTATCTGTGCTTTCAGACCGCTAATGACTTCACCACCCGCAAGGGTGGCAACTGGTACGGGTACGCCTGCATCATTGCGATAATAAATAAACGCAATATCGTTATCAGCACCCTGTGGAACACGGAAATACTGTTTATCTTCTGTCAGTAACAAGCCAAGCGCCACATTTTCATAGGTGAAACTGGCTGTATCCAGAGTTGCAATGACATCATCCACCGCAGCTAAAGAGGAAACTAAATCATTCGAGCTCATATAATTCCTTTTCGATAATAAGTACTGGTCAATACGTTGCACGAATTTCATTATGCGATGCCCTCTTTAAAGTACTGTGAAATAAATCACGGCAGTGTCAATAGATGGCAGAATAGCGTTTTCTGAATAACTGAAGGTAAGCACCAGGCTACATCATTGTTAAAAATATGAGCTAATTTTGTGGTCGAAAAAAATGCGATCACTATGGAATAATGGAAAATATTAGGAATTCCCTTCTCCCCTGTGAATCTTTTTGGCGTAATTGAGGGCTACTGCTCTACTAACGGTTAAATTCTGCATTTTTCCTTTTAATTACAAATCACTACACAGGTAGATGTTTGATTTTATACCTCTACCATACCGCTACTTACGTCTACTGATTTACGGGGAATTGCTGGCGGGTGGTAGAGGTATGTAGACGTAAAGTAGAGGTGGTTTTATATACATCTACGCGTCTGTAACCCTTGCTCTGTCTGGTTTTGTTGGGGATCGGGTAGAGGTGTAGATGTAAGGCACCGGAAAATATTATGCAGGGGGATCGACGGGTGAACCACTGCCCCATGCGCGGGGCAAAAATTCGTCGGCCTGCTCGTTCAGGTTCACGTTGGTTTGTGTTCGTCCGTTGATTTTGCGGGTCAGGTAGGCAGCGCGGTATTCCTTTGCGGCCTGCTTCATCGCTCTGGAGAACTTTTCCACTGACAGGGGTCTGCCCAGGCCGTGGTATTCCATAAACGCCAGATAACAGTGGTAGAGGTACGCTTTCGGCTCCGGCTGTCCTGCCCATGTGCCACCGCCCATCATTAAGCCTTTTGGCTCATTCATGAAGTACAGCGCCGCGCACAGGTCAATCACCGGGTCTGTACCCCGTTTAACACTCAGGGCTTCGGCAGAATCGCGTTGTTGGTGCAACCGTTCGCGGGCGTTGTCCGGCTGGCTGAATGTTGCCAGCAGGTGGCGAATAATCACGGGCAACTCGGGCGCGATGTTATCCACCAGCGCCGGGTCTTTTTCTGCCTCACTCACCGGGTTATCAAAGGCAAATATCACCCGTCGCCGGGCAATCCCGCCGTTGCGCTCTGTGAATATCATCGGCTCGTTATTGGTTGCCAGCACCACCGCCTTTAATACGGTGGTGTACTGCTTCTCATATTTGCCGTCTATCTCCACGGGGTCACCGCCCGTGACCGCCTTAATTCCTGTTCCCTCTCCGGTGTATTTCGGCTGGTCAGGGAGAATAATCAGGCTTTTGCCGACAAACTGCGCCCGGCCTCTGGCTTCGTCCAGTGCTTTCATGTTGCCGCTGGCGATATTGGGCATCCCCACCAGCAGGGACGCAATCGCCGTAAACACGCTTTTCCCGCTGCCTCCTTCGCCTGTCACCTCGATAAACAATTGCCAGTCGTGACGGTTTGCCAGCACCATAAACAGCGCGGCGCAGATCCGCTCTGCCCGGTCAGTGTCACCCGATGAAACATGAACCAGCCAGCGGTGAAAACAGGGGGCATGGTCGTGAAGGTTTTCGCCCGGCTGCGGGTCAGTAAACAGAATGCCGTTATGATGCAGCAGACCATTTTCCGGGCAGTGGGGCAAAAACTGCCCGGCGCTCAGGTCATACACGCCGTTTATAAAGGCCACCATAGCCCGCTCGCTGGTGGGCAGTACCGGAACCGTTATCCGCATGGATTCCACCGCCGCATCAATGCCTTTGGGGTTATAGGGCGTTTCATGCGCATCAAATATCGCTGCCAGTGTGCGGCGTAGCATCGTATCAGGCAGATGCTGCCAGATGCCGTCCTGATACTGGTACATCGCGCCGCTGTCAGGATTGACCGCCACACCGCCATAATACGCCGCCAGTACCTTACCCCGCTCACTGGCAGCCATTCGCGCAAGGTCGGCCCCGTCCGGCAGGCAGGCTGCCAGCGTCGGAAGTGCGGCACTTTCGCCGCGCTCCGCTTCCGCTTTCAGCCTGGCAAGGCGCGGACTCCAGTCCTCCAGCAGTTCGTGAGACTCCGAATAAAAACGGGCTTCCTGAACGCCTGCCAGCGCAAGGCGCGTCGCAATCATGGAAATATGCAACTCTGACAGCGCCCCGGCCCGGCAGACACGCGCAAAACGTCGGCCCTTGTCGATAATGCGCACCGCGCTGAGGTTCGCCAGTTCACGCGCTGCCAGCACCACGGGCGGCACGGTATCGTCTACCCGATTATTCTGCTGCCAGTCCTTTGCGTGTACCCATGCATCCTTGCCTGCAAAAATCACCTGTTCCGTGAATTTATCGGCAGGCTGTTTGTTGAGATTGGGCGCGTTCTTCATCGTTCCCCCTCCGGCGGGCAGGTGGCATCAAAGCCCGTCAGTTGCGGGAGGTCGGAACGTATTACGTCCCGAGATAACTGAAAATAATCTTCGCCTTCGATAAAGCGATCACGGTGTGCGAGGCATGTTCTTTTGGCTGTGCCTTTTTTGCGCTGGTGGACTGTATCGGGCATGGCAAAGGCCATCACTCGCTGACTCTGAGACCCCACCAGCAGCAGACCGTGATGATTAAAAATAACGGTCTGCTTACGCATTGTTTTTCCCCTCTCTGGCAACGGCGGCAGCGGCGAGCTGCTGCCCAATCGGCAGATAAATCTCCACGCCGTTAAGCTCACTGGTCAGGGCGCTGGCCCGCTCTGCTGCGATACTCAGTAAATCCCACAACAAGCGGATATGCTGTGGGCTTTCGTGGTCAAAGGTGAGCGCCATAAACTCCAGCAGTGAGGCCGTAATGGCAGCCTGTAACCGGATATTTTCGCCCACCGTATCGCCATAATCAGGGTGAGAGAGGCCGCTGGCAGTGAAGCCAGTTAATTTTGCATTCATGAAATTAGTCCTCTGAGGTACGGGCTATCGGGGTCACAATCCAGCCCGCCCGGCGGGCCATCTCAATAAAGCAGTCAACGCTCATCACCCATTCATCAGGGCGCAAAAGCCGCTGGTGGGTGATCGCGTTATTTTCCACGGTCAGCAGAATGTAACCCTGCCAGCCCGTCAGCGGGCATCCGTTACCCTGTGCGCAGAAAAAGCTGTCTGTGGGCTGCACGCTATTCATCACGCTCCCCCCTTTCCTGCTCTATCCAGGCGTATACGTCATCCTCATACCAGCCCCGGCGTTTCAGGCCGATACGCACCCCACAGGGAAAGCCGCCGCTCTGAATAAGGTCATAGAGCGAGGTTTTCGACTTCATCCGCATGATGGACAACACTTCACCAACCAGCAGTATTTTTCGGCGTTCAGTTTTCATCGCGTTTACTTCCGTCTGCTCCGGCGTATTCCGGCATACAGCGATTTAAACGGGTGCAAAGCAAAAAGTCTGGTATACCAGATAAAAAAGTTGGTAAGGACTTTGGTAAAATTTAACAATTTATCAAATTACTAAAAATCAGTATTTTATGGAACTTTGGTAAACGCCCCGAAACTTTGGTAAGCACTTTGGTAAAGCATCTGACAACTTTGGTAAGGCATCCGGTGACTTTTGGTAAGGGGGAAAACAGAAAGGAGACGGAAGGGGAGATAAAAAAGCGCATCCCTGCGCACGACGCTACTTATCGAGGGGCATTGCATCGGAGGGCAGCAGACCTATGACTTCGGTTAACAGCTTGCGGAATGTTTCTGTTTTGTCGGCATCCGGCGGCAGGGCACAGGCTACTTCGCCAGCCGCATCACGCGCCAGTGCGCTTATATTCGTTTTTTTGCCGTGAAGGTACGCATTATGGCTCCGGGTAATCAGCAGACGGGCCAGCCCGGCGCTCAGCAACTGCAGATTTTCATTACTGCCGCCACTGACGGTTAACGCTTCGTCTGCAGGGTTGAGTATCACAGATGGCAGGCTTAACGGCAGTGTTTCACCTGCGCCGTACCACAGGCTGCTGTCTGATAACTCAGCCAGTGCCCACGGCCAGATAATTTCTGGTTTAAAGCGTGCTCTGGTGAATACCCCGGAGTGATCTGTGAAAATGGTAATACACTCCAGCCCCTCGTTTTTAATCGCGCTACCAATACACGAATGGTACGAATTTGCGGCCTGCCAGAGGTCGGGGTCGCGCATGAAGTCGATGTCTTGCAGTCGGTTGAAAGTGTATTCACCAGCCATGACCAGCGCCACGCGCTCAGATGAAACGACGCGGAGACGCCGGATATGATGGGGAATGTTAAGGATGTTTTCGCGCATTATGACAACTCCAAAAACAAACCACACCGTCGGGTGTGGTACGCAGTTAGATATGTTTTTATGGGGTGGTTTGTAGTAGTACAGATTAGAACAGATTTCTGGCGCTGGGTAGTTTTTACTGTATATAATCACAGTTCGTGGTTTCAGTGTGACAACCTGCTATTTTTAGACAGCTCTCAGTCCCCTGAATCCGCTGGCAATTGTTGTGCCCGTCGCGGCTGCTTCCACAACACTACCCCACCAGCCCATCAACGCCACGCGCTTTTCAATATACTGACTGCGGTTATAAGCCCGGCGCACACTATTGGTGTCCACATGGGCAAGTGCTGCTTCAATAACATCGGGATCAAACCCTTCTTCATTCGCGGCTGTGCTGAATATCGCCCGTAGGCCATGTGATACCAGCACCCCTTTAAACCCCATACGCTTTAAGGCAGCGTTCGCGGTCTGACTGCACATTGGCAGTTTAGGATCCCTGAAACCGGGAAAAACATATTCGCGATGAGCACTGATTAATTTCATATATTCTAGAACTGCAAGTGCCTGTACTGACAAAGGGATCATATGGTCACGGCGCATCTTCATGCGTCCTGCTGGAATCGTCCAGATCTTATTGATTAAATCAATTTCGTCCCAGCGAGTTTCGGCAGCCTCTACCGGACGGGTCACCGTTAATAATTGCCACTCAATTAGCAAGCGGGTCTGGCGCTCAATGGAGGCGACGGAAAGTGACTGCATTAGTTCGGGCAATTGCTCAGGGCGAATGGTCGGCATATGTTTTCGCACAGGAGTAGAAAACGCTTTACGTACGTTAGTTGCAGGATTTTGCTGAATTAACCCACTGTTGGCAGCAAAATCCATGACTTCATTAATGCGCTGCAATACACGTTTGACGGTTTCAAGATTGCCCCTAGCTTTTATCGGTTCAAGCAGGGTAACAAAATGGCGGGGAGTCAGTTCTGTAACAGGCATATTGCCCACTTCCGGGAGAACATACTTTTCTAGTGAGCGCCAGATATCCTTGATGGTATTGGCGGCGAGATTTTGCGCCTGTTTCATTTCATACCAGTCAGCCGCCACAGTGCGGAAAGTATGCCCCCGGCGTAACTGTTCTGATTGCTGTTGTTGCTGCTGGTGGTGTTGCGGGTCGATACCACCAGCAACCATTGCTCGATATTCGTCACGGCGTTTACGGGCATCTGCCAGCGTCACATCATCGAGAGAGCCGAAGCTGACCAGTGCACGTTTTTTATCACCAGGACGCACATAGTTGAAGCGCCAGATTTTAGCTCCATTGGGTTTAACCAGAAGATAAAGCCCGTTGCCGTCCTGTAAGGTGTATTCCTTTTCAGCCGGACGCGCTGCGCGGACTTCTGTTGCTGTGAGGGGGGTAGTGATTCGCGCCAT